AAACAGAAAGGCATCAACAATAAAAGAAAGAGTTGTTGAAGAGGTACCACCTGCAGCTGACCTGGCTGACAGACAACCTGCAAATGTTCCTTTGCCCAAAAAACCAAGTTCAACTAAGATACCAAATGTTGCACAGGTAGCCAGAGAACAAAATAAAGCGGCTGCAGCAGTCTCATCTGTTAATCCACAAAATTATGTTAAATCACAAGCGGATGCACTTAATCTCCTCAAAGAGAAAAATGATTTAATAGTTGGTGCTGATAAGTTATTTGGTACCGGACAGCTGGGTAATTTACTTGGTAAGGTGAATGGTTTGGATGGGTTTGCAAAAATGGCATTGGATGCAGCACAAGATTTGAAACAGGGTAAACTAAAAGCTGGTGAGGTTTTTGATAGTATAAAAGGAGTGTTTAAATAATGGCTGAAAATACTAATGAGGTAGATCTCCCACCTAAGGCTGAGGAACCCTTTGCTGACCCTACCCAAACATATCCTAAAAAGGAATATTATAATATTGCCTCAACAAACCTTGCAGCAAGAGGTTTAAAAACAAATGAGGTTTATGTTGGTGGTGGTGATGTACAATTAAATTTAGATATTGAGGATCTACCAGCATCAAAGTATCCCTTGAATCAGGTAAGGGAAACAGCCACTGGTCACGTCACAGAAATTGATGACACACCCGGCCGTGAACGTATGTTATTTAAACATCGTACCGGTGCTGGTGTTGACATGCGACCAGATGGTACAGTAATTATATCGTCAAAGTATAATACAATTCAAATTACCGGAAATGACCATAGGGTCTTAGTGAGAGGTGATGGTGACATATTCTACCAAGGGAATCTACGGCTTCATGTCTCGGGTGACATGGATGTAGAGGTTGGTGGTAATTATAATTTAAAAGTTCATGGAGACGTTCGTGAGGATGTACGCGGTAGTTACCAACAAAAGGTAAGGGAGAACCATGAAACTTCTATCACTGGAGACAAATCAAAGTTCGTGGTGGGCACGAACACTGATACTATCTTGCGTGATTATAATATTATTGTAGACAGTGACTATACATTACGCATTGGTCATAACAACAGGCAATTTGCTGGTAATGATGCAATGTTTACGGCAGAGGATGATCTTACATTAAGTGCAATAAACAGCATCAACATCACTTCCCAGGATAATGTATTACAGTCAAATACTGGTATGATTGGTGGGGATAATGTTTACATATACGGCGAGAACTATTTCGGTAAATCTGCAACATTTACCAATGGTGTCACTGCCCCTGCATTTCATGGTGATTTGCAAGGCACTGCCGTACAAGCAATTACTGCCGATGTGACAAATTCACAAAACTATAGTGCCGCAGCTGTTGGTGTTGCCGCCGGTTACACTGCAGATGCTACCGCAGTTGATCCTGGTTATAGAGCATCATTTCCTGCTCCAACGGACATTGATCAATCGTGGATTGATGAGTATCTTACTAAATCAGAATATGGTGTAAGGGTTGTTGATGTTGACATTGGTAGTATTATCAAGAATGAAATTGATAAGTCTGCAGATTATGGTGGAATTTCAAAGGTTAGACTTACAACAGAAAATGTAAGATCAAAACTTCGTGATCCAAATACAATTAGGAATGATGTTTTTGTTGGTCGTTGTATTGCAGAAAATGTTCTTTCTCCCACATTTGTGGACCAAAAGCCTACAGATAAAACAATTGGTAGAATTGCAAATACCAATGGCACACCAAAGAGAGGTGCTGGCGTGGCTTTCCCTGGTGAACATGAAACCTCCAAGGTTTTGTTCTCATCAAATATAAGAAAGACAATTACACTCACACCAGAACAATTGTATAATCCTGAATTGCAACTGGCCAGGGATGGAGAGATAACTGCAAGAACAGCATTAGGTAGAGGTATAAAACTTGCGAAGTTCCTGGGTGGTTATGGTGAACCTCTTACATTAAATCATATCACTGATGATATTGATAGGGTTAGGATTGCAAAGAATCTTTATCTGCAAGCAAAGTTTATGAACGAGGTCCAGGCCTATCTGGATGTCAGAAACAAATATAGACTGATTGTCGCCGAAGGGTTTTATAAGGCCGAGGATGGAGAAACTTTGGAACCAGGTAGTGTAAATTATCTTATGTCCAGAGGTCAGGCAGTCGTATATGAACTGAGGGATAACAATGGGGAACTCCCACTACAGCGTACATATGACCTTGCCGAATGGATCATGGACTATATGGACTTTGGCAAATTGATTCTATCATACGATACATATACGCCGGGTAATGCACTACATGCACAAATTATCATTACGATGCCTGAAGTTACCCCGCAGTGGACAGTTGTATATGATAATAAGGTGGAAACACAGTTCAATAATTATACCCAAACAAATGGTGAGCTTGTAGAAATATTAGAATAGTATTATAAATACATCTAATAACGTTAGAGGATTTTATGGCTAAGGCTTTTTCAATTGAGGATGGTAATCTAAGTTCGTCCATCGTGTCATCCAGATCGGTATCGCACGTAGACATAGATTTGGCTTTTAAACCTAGACCATCCGGAGAGATATTTAAGAAAACAGATGCTGCGGCAGTGAAGCAGGCTGTTAAAAATCTCCTTCTTACAAGTCGTAACGAAAAGCCTTTTCAGCCAAATTTTGGGGCAAACCTTAATAGTGCTTTGTTTGCTCTTGATACAGAATATGACCCGGAATATATCTCAGGTCTTATAAAGGACGCGATCACAAATTACGAACCAAGAGCAAGGGTTTTAAACCTTTCAATAAATCCTTCACCAGATTACAATTCATTGGATGTAGAGGTTACCTTCCAAGTTGTAAATACAACTGAGATAGTGTCAATAGAATTAACAATAGCGAGGCTCAGATAAATGGCTACAACAATTAAATCAACTGACCTTGATTTTCAGAATATTAAAACTGGGCTTAAAAATTATTTTAAGTCAAAATCACAATTTAATACATATGATTTTGAAGCTGATGGTTTGAATAACATCCTTGATGTCCTTGCCTATAACACCCACGTTAATGGTTTGACTGCAAACTTTGCCTTGAATGAAGCATTTTTGAATACTGCACAACTCAGGTCATCAGTTGTTTCCCATGCCGAAACATTGGGATATGAAGTAAGGTCCAGAACAACTGCATATGCAATACTCAATTTAAATGTAAGTTTGTCTGGTGTTCCCTCAAGGCCTGCACAGATACAATTACCAAGAGGTTGGACATTTACATCGGCAGTGAATGGTGTAAACTATACATTCAGAACACTAGAAAATTATTTTGCAAAGGATAATGGTTCCGGGTTTTATCAGTTCTTGACAACCGATGGTTCAACAGACATCCCTGTTTATGAAGGCATTGAGAAAACCAAAACATTCCTATCCGGTGAAGTTGACGAGAGACAAATATTTGTAATACCGGATGAAACAATTGATACGGCTACAGCTTCTGTACAAGTTTTTGATACTGCAAGTTCATCCAATTATGTAACATATATCCCCTTGGCAAGAGCAGTAACAATTGATGAAACCTCAACAGTGTTTACGATCCGTGAAGCACCAAATGGGTTCTATGAACTAAACTTTGGTGATGGTTTATCGTTTGGCAAGAAACCGGATGCAGGTAACAAGGTTGTCGTAACATACCTATCATCTGCTGGTCCTGCCGCAAATACTGCAGACGTTTTCACGTCAAACTCAAGCCTGAGTATAAATGGTGTTTCATATGCAGTAAATGTTGTAACAAGTGCAGAATCAACTGCAGGTGCAAACAAACAATCCATTGAGAGTGTAAGATATCTTGCCCCCATTGCATATGCATCCCAAAAAAGATTGGTTACATCACTGGATTATAAAGGCACAATTCTTTCGAACTATACAGATGTTGTTGATGCAAATGTTTGGTCCGGTGATCAAAATGTTCCTATTGACTATGGTTCCGTATATGTAAGCTTGAATTTTGCTCCCGGAACATCATCAACAATTCAAACAAATGTAAAGAATAGCATTGTAAACAATCTTGCAGACAGACTTGGTGTTGTTTCAATTACAACCAAATTTACAGATCCTATTGATGTTTATCTAGAACTTACAACCGAATTTGATTTTGATCCGGCTCTTTCTGGGTTTACAGCAACAACAACAGAAAATACCATAAACACATTTATTCAAAATTATTTCTCAGATAACCTATCAACATTTAATGCTGTGTTTAGAAGAAGTAATCTTTTGACAGAAATTGACGCAATAGATCAGGCCATCCTTTCAAGTAAAATGGGTGTGAAAACTCAGATGAGGATCACACCAAATCCTGGTTCATTGGAAACATTCAACTTATATTATCCAACAAAACTTGCTTCTCCAGACGATGTAAACGTAATTGTAAAATCAACGGCATTTACATACAACGGGGTTGTTGCAACCATACAGAATGTTCTGGAATCAACTAGGTTACATATTGTTGATACAGATGGCAATGAGCTTTTGGATAATGTTGGTCAATACAATCCTTCTGATGGAAGCATAAACATAGTTGGTCTAAAAATTGATGCATTTATAGGTGCATTCCAATTCTTAAAGATATCTGCCACACCAGAGAGTCAAAGTGTTGTAAGACCTTTACGAAACTATATTTTAAGACTTGATAGAAACGAAACAACGTCAACTGCACGAATTGATAGACAGACCACTTCACTTCAGGTAACATAATGGCTCATACAGGCTTTGCGCAAACCTTAAGAACGTTCAATAGACTTGACACAAACCTTAGAAAAAGTTTGGTCAAGGAAGTTCTGCCAGAACATTTCGCCACTGACTATCCATCCTTGGTGGAATTTTTGGAGGCATATTATGAACATCTGGATTCTGCTGATAACTTTGGTGGGATTATTGAGGAACTTCAGACTGTTAGGGATATTGAGGATACAAAGCTTTCATATCTGGACAACATGTTCTATGGTATTGGACTGGGGGTTTCCCAAGGTAGGTTTACATTTCCAAGGGAAGCCATAAGAAACTTTGGTAATTTCTTTAGAGTCAAAGGTTCCGAATATTCAGTTGATGGATTTTTTAGAGCTTTCTTTGGTGAAGATGTAGAGATAATTTATCCTAAACAACAGCTATTCACTATAGGTTCATCACCACTTGGACCACAGTATGCATATAAATTGCAAAATGGTAGACTCTGGCAAGTGTTTTCAATCTTGCTTAAGGTTGCAATACCTTTAAGTGATTGGGAATCTCTTTATAGAAAATATGTCCATCCATCAGGTTTCTATCTTGCAGCTGCTGTTGTTATTGAAGGTAAAGGTCAAGTACAGATAGGAACAGCAGAATCAATTGCTGATCCAAGAGCCAATATCACAAACGTATATGAGGTTGCAACATATACACCTTCTGCTGAGGGTGAGGTTGTTGGTGCCCTTGGTATTGCTCCTGCAATATATGCTCCTCTGTTTGACGGCCGTGACAGTGATCAAATTAATCCAAATGCAATCCCATATGTTGCCGGTGGATATGTCACACCAGGATATATGTCCAAACTTGGTGGTAACCATGCACTGTTCAGAACCAGAGATCGTTACAGTGTATACAGAAACATTCAAGACTTCCAGAATCTTACAATTGCTCAGGTTGAACAGTATTATGACAATGTATACGAATGGGCTGGATTCTATCAATCGTTTGATGACTATGCTGATTCAGCAAATGCATCTGCAATTAGGTTCTCATCAACACTAGATAACTTTAGTGCGCGTGTTTACTTTAGAAAATAAAATTTCCATTATAAATAGAAAAAATGGTTTATAGGTTAAAAGATGGCTAGAGAAATTATAGATATTGGAACCACTGGTAATGATGGTACCGGAGATGATCTTCGTACCGGTGGCACCAAAATTAACAACAATTTCCAGGAACTCTACTCGGACGTAGCCTCGCTGCAAGTTCAAGTAGGTGGTTCTGGTGGTGGTGTTGATGGAATTGGTTTCATTGACCGCGGTATATTATTTGAGGGCGACAGCCCTGATGATGCATTCCAAACATTTTTTGGGGTAATTAATCCAACAGCCGATAGAACAATTAAACTACCAGATGAATCTGGTACTGTTGCTTTGATAACAAATATCAAAGAAGAAATTGATTCTGCCTATATCTCATTGTTGACCGGGACAGCATTTGACTCTGCCGGCACATTGATATTGATCCAGGCAAATTCTGTTGATTCTGCTGAGGTGATACAACTTATTGATTCTGCATATGTTAATCTCAGAGTTGATGCTCCTGACCTTACTGCACATGCAGGTAACATTGTTCCATCCGTTGATAGTGCATATGACCTTGGTGATTCAAATTATCAGTGGAAAGACCTATGGTTAAGTGGTAAAACAATCCATCTCGGTGGTCAAACAATAAGTAATAATGGATCATCATTTGTATTCTCACAAGAGCTTGCCACTGGACCTAATAATATGTCAGTTGATTCTGGTAACGGGTTCTTTGTAAACACCTATGCAAATATAGCAACAGGTACCCGTGCTGGAGGCTATGGGACACAAGCAAACTCAATGAAAATTGAGGGTAATACAGTTCAATTTGCAACAGTGGATGGTGTTGTAACAACAGAATTGGTAACCAACCAAGGGCTTTCAAACTTTAAGGACCCTTTTGGTTCAGGTGGTGCAATTTCTGTTCCGGATATTACCACAGCTCAAAGATCTACTGTTGCAGGCCGTAGTGAATTTAAACTTGGTTCAATAGCTTACAATACAGATTCAAATAGATTCAACTTATATGACAGTGATGGATGGTTCTCAATTAAAAGATCTTTAATTGATGCAGACGATATTTCATCTACTGTTGATTCCGATTATGTGAAGGCCAGAGCAACTGAGGTTGATCTAAACAACTATACAGTTTCATCTGTACCGGCCGGGTCACACGGTAAACTTATATTTGTTACAAACGGTGCCTCAGGTAATCCGTGTCTTGCCGTTTATGATAGTGATGCCGGATTCTATAAACGTATCGCACTTGGCACACAAATTAGTACTTAATAGGATATAGAAAATGCCAGCAGTTATTACAGACACTCTCAGACGACAGATTGCTAGAGACTTTTTTGAACAGTTTCAGAATAACACTGAAAATTATTATGTAGCAATCTCAAAATCAGAACAGTGGGATTCATTTGAAACAGTGCCTACACCTGTTAACAATCCGGATGAAATTGCAGATTTCCGGAATGGTATGCAGGCAATGAAAAGGGTGGCAGGAACATCACTTGTTGTTCCTCGTAATAACTGGTCACAAGGTACAATTTATTCACAATATGATGATACTGTTCAAGGTTATCCAACACAGCCTTACTATGTGAAAACAGATAACAATCAGGTTTATGTTTGTCTGGAAACAGGGCGTGACAGATTTGGTGTTGCACAGCCATCAACAATTGAACCAACATCATCAAACAATGATTCATTTAGACTTGCCGATGGTTATGTATGGAAATTCTTATACACCATCAGTGCACAAAGACAAGACCAGTTTCAGTCATCGAACTTTATGCCTGTACAAAAACAAGGTAGTACTGATTCGAACTCAACTGGTATTGAGTTAAAACAAAAAGAAATTCAGGATAGTGCAACTCCAGGTGAAATCCTTTCAATTATCATTACTGCTGGTGGTACTGG